CGAAGCAGCCGTACCGAGGGAAGCGATACCGGGGGCTGCTGCGGCACCGGCAGCACCGGCTGGCGGGGCGGCGGCAGCAACAGCGGAAAGGCTTCCGGCAAAGAGGTATCCTGCGAGTTTAGATATGCCATATATTGTTGCAAGATTTAATAGGAATCCAATGTATGGTCCACCTGCTTGTGTGATTGTTTGATATCCTTGAATAAACCATTTAAGTCCGCTGATGACAGGTGCAAAGGATATAGCAAGTCCTTGCAATGTTTGGGTCAATTCTTCCATAACACTATTAAACTGTGCTGTTTGTTCAGCCAGTGCTTCCAAATCTGCTGCCGACTTTTGAGGCTCTTTAATAAGGTCCAGTCTTCCTCGCATCAACAAGGCCAATTGCTGTTCGTTAAGACCTGCGGCAGAAGCAATGGCCTTTCTTTGGTAATACTCCATTTGGTCGAAAGAAAGACCAGCGGCATCAATTCTCTTCTTCAGAATCTCAAATCTCTTTGAAGGGTCGGTTTCGGCAACCAACTCAAGGCTATTCAAGTAAGGCCCACCAAGAAGAGCGTTTAACTTGCCTACTGATTCGGCTGCTGTGTCAAACTTGTCAAATTTGCTTACAATACTTAATATTTCACTAAGTTGGAGACCTGTATTCTTTGATTGAACTTCCAATCTTCTGAATGCATCAACACCATTCGTTCCAAGAGCAGCAATTTGTGGACCCATGGAAGCAAAGTCACTGGCTATTTGATCTGCTGATACGCCCAAATCTTGTGCAAAGGTTAAAAGTTCTCTTTGCAGTCTTGTTGATTGGTCAACGGACATTCCCAAAACTTTGGTAGAGAACTGAATGTTTTTTGATGATGTTGCCGCATTTACACCGAGTTCTTGGAGAACAGCAACATTTTCGCTCAAGACTGCTTGCTGCGCTTCCGACATCTCTGTAAAATCTGATACACTCATAAACAAAGACTGGATGGCTTGGGATGCTTCTGCCGAAGTGACTCCAGCCGTAAACAAATTTCTTTCCAAGTTAGCAATGTTATCAACAAATTCAGTGCCTTGACCTGTTGCTCTTGCAAAACTTACAGCAGCGGCGTCTTGTGCCATCGCAAGAGCAAAAGATTGTTGGACAACAGTATCTATCGTTCCACGCATAACAGACATGCCATCAGATAGTTTGGCCATATTTTCGCGCATTCTTTGGTTAAAATTACCACGATCTGTAAGGAAAGCACCTATGGAGGTCTCAGGCACTTCAGAATACATAAAAGAAAACGCTCTTTTAAACTGATTGTCAGCGTGATCTGCTGTGGCTTTTTGAAGAGCAAGACTCTTTTCTTTTAATTCTACTTCTTTTCTGAGTTCTTCAATATATTTCGCTTTCTCTGCGGCAGCAACCTTGTCATTTTTTGCCAACAGTTCTTCAACTACTTGCCTCTCCTCTTGAAGTTTAATTCTTAAATCTTCAAGTTCATTTTGTCTTTCAGCAAGATCAAGGTTAGACTTTGAAACCGTATTTTGTTCTCTCTGAACTTTTAAGATCTCTTGTTCTAGTTGTAGTTTCGCCTTTTGAGCCTCAATCGACTCTCTTGCGCCTTTATACTCTGAACCAAAATCATCAGCCATTTGTTAGCACCTCACTTAAATGGCCATTTAATGCCAGTATCTTTTTCAAAGTTTCTAACTGCAACATCAAGAGAAGACTTGTTTTTGTAGGTTGTAGGGTGATCGAGACCATATCTTTTTGCGGCTTCAATGTAACGAGCCTCACCACTTAAAGTTCTTGCAAAAGATTCAACGTCTCTTTTCGAACCTACAATCTTTAAGTTTGAACCCCATCCACCAAATATGCCTTTAAGTGCGTATTCTATCCAAGCGCCAAACATACCAAGCATACCTTCATCAAGGTTTTGTTTTTTGAAATCATTTAGATTCAAAACTCTTGGCCTTAAACTATCTTCTTGCAACATATTTATAAATGGATTCTTTTTTGACATTTCATTAGCGTAATCCTTATCTTTCCCAGCATCGGTATAGATAAGGAATTTGTTATCTTGGAGTAATTCTTCGTATCTATCATCATCAATATCTGGTTTTTCCACTTCGATCTTCTTATTCAAAACTGCTGAGGGATCACGTTCTGAGGATATTCCCATTGCTTTGATCAAAGATTCATAACTTTCCTTTGCTTCTTCTGGGGTTGGTGGCCGTTTTTTATACATCCCTCGCCTGATCGCTCGCATATCATCTCTTTTCTGTCCGTCGTCTGTATTGTTTGTTTTTGGGGGCTCCTTTGGCTTTTCTTTTTCTTGTTCAAAGAGTTCTTCTGCCAAAGTTCCTTGTCTCAATACTTCCTTCTCAATAAAATACTTTCTTATTAATTGTCCATATTTTGGTAGTGGTCTTCTTTTACCATCCAAAATAGTCTGGAGAGCCAATAAGTGAACAGTTCTGTCCATATAATCATCGACTTCTTTCTGTTCTTGTGGACTAAGTTCTAGTTTTGGTTGTTCGGACTTTTCTTCCCCTGCTTCTGGAGCCTTCTCCTTTTCTGGCTCTGGCTCTTGAGGTTTGGCAGTTGGATCAAAATCTCCAACGTCTTCGCTTTGGTAAAACCCTAACTTCTTAGCAGCCCAAATTAATTTCTTTAAGTTATAGCCACCGAGGTCACGACCCGGTGGACTACCATCTTTTCTATTCATTAAATAATTCCGAACATTTGGATATTTTCTGGACTCGGGATCTTTAAGTATATTGTTTTTTAAATCTCCAGCAGGCTTACTAAAAACATATTCAGAATACGGCTCAACATTTTTAAGGAATTCGGCATACTCAGGATCCATATCATCATCTGTTTCTTCTTTGAGAGTAAGTTCGATACCTTTTTCTCTGGCCTCTTCTTGGTGAACTTTGACAAAAAAACTGATTAGGTACTTCAAGTCTTCTAGTTCTAAACCATGATCTTTATCATCGACTGATAAAAACTCGCCTAGTTGGTTTGCAAGGTTGTCATGCTTTAACTCACGTTTAACCAACCTCTTATCTTGCTCAAGCAAACTTTCATAAAGAAAGGAATCAATTTTCTCATCAAGGTTTTGCATTATAGCCAGTCTCCCTTGTTATAAATAGTTTGGAAAAGGAAAAAGACCGGAAGTCCTTAGCGACTTCCAGCCTTTGCTTTCTCATACTGCTCGTTCTCTTTATTGAATTGTTCAGTAAGTCTTTTAAGGAACCAGCGTCGGATAGTAATAGGTAAGTTATAAGCCTCCATAAAAGACCAATTACCATGATACTTTAAAAGAAANAACTCCTCATATACAGAAGCAATATAACTATTGTCTAGACCAAAAGAAATCAACCGTCATAGGTATATCCACCTCCTTCCCAAGTCCACAGGCTGAACAAGCAAAGTGCTGGGTCATATCTAGACCGGGAACAACTTTTGCGTAAGCCGAACGTAGATAACGGGAGTCAAAAGCGGGCATAGCGTCAATCGCTTGGTTAATAAGATTTCTGTCTTCCACACCATTGATAGAAACAACAATCTTTTTTATTTGGTCGGTAAGGTTGGTTTCAAGTCTCTTGCTCTTCTTACTTGACTCTATTTGTTGAGCAAGTTCGTTCTCATCTTTATTTGAAAGAAGTTTAACTTCGACTTGAAACTTTGTTCTTGGGAGAGCAACGATGAAAGTTCCGTGTTCTGTTGGTGTAATATCAAAATCTTCCAGATCATCACCAAGGTACTCTGTAACTTCTGCAAGGTCAAAAGTATGTTCTCCGACTGTTCCACAGTTAGGGCAAGTTACTTTTGTTGTATAATCGGCTCCAAAACCGTTAATACGCGAAGCAACAAGAATTGCATTCTTATCACCAGAAAGAAGTGAGCCAACATTGATACGCTTATCAACCAGAACATTCTGGATAAAGCGGTCAATGGCAAGTCCCTTCTTTAGAAGTGTTGGAGAAGTTAGAATATCTTCATCCTTTGCTGTCATAAACTTGATTTCAACTGTTTCTACTCCGTGTAGAGGATGTGTTTCTGAATAGAATCTGCCTCTGGATGGTAGATCAACAATTTCTGTTGGTGTTGTAAAATCAAGCGTTGGCACGGGTTGTGCCGCAACAGCAGGGGCTGGGTCTGCGCCTGCTGAAAGTCTCTTCGAATTATCTCTCATTATTACCTCTTATAATTTATTTATGATGCGTCAAAACTTCCGCCCAATTGGGTTGTAAAAGTATCACTTCCGCCCTCGGCATCATCAACATCGCTTGGTGTTTGAATGCCTTCGTCTCCGACTCCTAATACAAAGTCATCTGGTATTGCATCGTCACTTTGGGCTGGCGGTGGACGCGGGTCTTGGTCTTCTTGTTTTGTTAATGGCTTATAACATTTACCCGTTTGTATAGATTGCCATACTCTAAAGTTACTATTATTTTGTTCGGCTGTCGCGTTGGAAGACCAACCAGTATTTGCACCGGGTGTTGAAAAGATTTCATAACAAGTCATTTCTTCTCTGTCTTTTCTATCTTTTATAATATCAACACCCGAAGTTCTATAGTCTTCAAAATATAAAAATGCTTGTTCTATGTCGCTCGGACCATCTGGAAGTCTAATCATCTGGCAAGTAAAGTTACTGTATATCCAATCAATTTGAATTTCGACTAAATCACTGCTTGAATAATCTAACTTTCCAAAATCAATCCTTGCTGGATATGCATTATGGAGAGTCCATACTTCTAAAGTTAAATCTTCTTCTGGCTCAAAGCCTAGTTCTCTAAGTCTGGCTAACTCTGCTCCCCTTGCCGAACGAGCCGTACTATCAAGTTGAACAATTTTTACATCACCAATTGTTTTGTGCAAGGACTCCTGTGGCGTTCTACCGATAGTATTTAAGGTTTGTTTAACACTATCATCATTATAACCCGTTCTTCTTATCCAACGCAACAATTTTCTTGTAACATTTGGATAAGTTGGATCAACAAGAGTCATTGAAATAGGCTTAACTTTAAGTTTGTGTGTGTTCACGTCAGTAAGTGAAGAATCGGAACCTAGAAGAAAATAATCATCCCCTGTATAACTTGATAATTCAAAGCCCGGCTTATCAACTGACTTAGCATACCAAGCAACATCCGTATCTGTTTGGGCATCGTTAGCGAGTCTATCGCCTTGGTTGCTTGCACCAGTGGTGCCAGGAGCATCTTCCCATTTAAGTCCGTCTATCTTAACCATAAAACGAAACTGGGCCTTTGGCTCAAACCCACGGTTTGTAGTCCAAAAGCCGCCTTTTGGGACGCTCATACTTTACCTCACTGTCCTACTTTAAAGGCTTCTGTGACGGTTGGAGAATCGAACTGTGCCCAGTCATAACGGAACTTTATAGTTATTTCTGTAAGATCTTCAGAACCATAGTCTAGGTCACCAAAGGTTACTTCAGTAATCCAAGCGTGCCAAAGTGTCCACTGTTCAAGCATATTGCCGTCTTCGTCAATTTGCTCAATTATAATGCCTTCACCTGTAGAATCAATAAAGCCTTTCTTAGATGGAGTAGCCATATTAGCATTATCAGTTCCAGCAGGGATACGGAAACCGGCTGCTTGAATAGCGGTAATAAGATCACCGGCCAAGTCTGGTTCAACAGGGTCAACAAGAGTAATTTCTACTGTGTTCCACTCGGTCTTCGCTGGCCAGTAGTAAGTATGATTTAGATACTGGTGTGAAGACTCTTTTATGGTGATAGTTGGCTTGGTAGCCTTCTTGGCATACCATAGGTTGCCACTGTTACCAAATTGAACCCTAAACCTATATGACCTCTTTGGGTCTTTATTTGGAGGTGCGGTCCAGAAAGTACCGCTTGAGCCGCCTCTAATAGCCATGTCTTGTTTCTCCTGTTATATTATAACTAGTAAGTTGTTTTATATTTT